GGATGACGCCCCGTTCGTGAGTCAAAATCACGTGACGGTGGCGTTATCCAGGCACGAGGACTCGTTAACTTATTATGTTTTGTCTTCCAAGATCTACGATTTGACGTGCAACTCGATCGCACAAGCTAAGGCCCTCATTGAAAGGTATAAGATGTACCCGTCCGACTTTGTGTCTTCGACTGTATCTCTGTCTGTTGAGGGCATCAACGGGGACGCTAGCCGCTGTAAAGCTACATCAGCTCCGTACAATAGCATCAATGACTTCCTTGAGGACGTGGTGCCAGGCACCACCTCCGTTGACTTCGGCGACATGAGTGCTGAGTTATCGGTGAATGACTTTGAAACAGGTGCTGATGACGTCGTTATCAGCGAAGGGAGTAACTCCAGGGCCGCAGCGGAGCATACGCCACGCCGCGTTTAGCAATATTAGGTCGCAAGCCATCCCAGAGCGGAAACCGTCCCTGCAGGAAAATTTGTATTCCTACGAGTCGAGGAATTACAATTACCTTAAAACTGAACGTTACTCCTCCCCGGAAATTTTTGGGAAGGCTATGGCCAAACACGTAATAGAGACGTGTTTTAAAGAAGAAGCTTTGTCAGACTGCAGACAGTCGATGATAAGACTCAGCGAGAGGAGTCTGGCCAAATTTCTCAATAAGCGATCCGCTGCACAGGTGAAACAGATTTTCTCGGACACCAGCTCCCCCTTTTATTTGGAGGAGTGGGTCAATCAGTTTTCACTGATGGTCAAAAGAGACGCGAAGGTCAAGTTAGACGCTAGCTGCCTCTCCAAGCACCCTGCAGCGCAGAATATCATGTTTCATCGGAAAGCTATTAACGCGATGTATTCTCCGTGTTTTGACGAACTTAAGAATAGAATCCTGGGCTCGCTAAACGACAATATAAAATTTTTTACCGAGATGGACAACTCCAAGTTCGCAGATATAGTGTCCGCCCAACTAGGTAACGATGATGTTTACCACGTTGGGGAAGTCGACTTTTCGAAGTTCGATAAGTCTCAGGACATCTTCGTGAAAGAGTACGAGCGTGCACTCTACGAGAGTTTCGGGTTTGATCCCGAGCTACTTGACATTTGGATGCAAGGGGAGTACGTCGGGAACGCTACGTCGCTAGACCACAAACTGAAGTTCACGGTTGACTGCCAAAGGCGGTCAGGAGCTTCAAATACGTGGATCGGTAACTCGCTGGTCACTTTGGGAATCCTAGCTATGTACTACAGAGTGAATAGTTTTTCGGCCTTATATATATCAGGTGATGATTCGCTGATATACAGCACCGAACCTATACCCAGCCACGCCGAGGAGATATGCTTCGAGATGGGCTTTGACACTAAGTTCTTATCCCCGTCAGTCCCGTACTTTTGTTCCAAGTTTGTAGTCCAAGTGGGTTTTAAAACCTTTTTTGTGCCCGACCCGTACAAGTTGTTGGTCAAGCTGGGAGCGAGTAGAGCCGAAGTGGACCCTAAAGAACTATTTGAAGTGTTCGTGTCCTTCAGGGACCTCACTAAAGACTTCGGTGATGAAAGAGTGGTCGAGAAGTTGGTGGATTTAGTGGAACGCAAGTATTCTTTTTCATCCAGTTACACGTACTCAGCGTTATGTTCCATTCATTGCATCAGAGCCAACTTCTCGTCGTTTTGTAAGCTTTTCAAAGGGTACAAGGGTTACTGGTATGTGGACAACATTCGGTTTTTCCTATACAAGCACCTCAACAACATCTCGTATGAAAAGATTTTAACTCCATTAGGGAGGAGAATTTTTGCATTTATGGCGGATGATGAATGATCTTCGTTGAAGACTAACTCTAAGCTTCAAACATGGGTTGCTTGAACACAACTTGCGTCGTGACTTCGGTAATAGGTTTCTTTTGTTTAATCATCCTGTCCATTTTTGTGATTTATTTCTTCGCCAAGTTTAATCCTGGCGGTTGATGAGGGGTGAAGAGTGGGGTTGCTATATAGCTATTTGGGCAGTAGTTTTAGTTTGCCTACTTATCATCGGG